GTCTGCTATTATGGGCGCCTCAAGCACTTACCTAACGATACCGCTGGTTGGGGTCTCATAGACAGGGTTATTAAGCTAAGCGGATTTGATCCGTCTAGCTTCGTTCCTACTGTCTGGGAACTCCTTCCGTGGTCGTTTCTCATCGACTATTTTTCTAATGTCGGTGATCTACTTGATGCATATGCCGTCGACACCTCGGTGATTGAATGGCAGTGCCGCGTTGTTCTCACTGAATCAAGAATTACTCGATTCTGTAAGTTCGATACGGAGCTGTTCAAACAAACTGTTGGTGCTGGCTATGTATCTGCGTCAGGTGGGGTTGGATCTGGATACTCTGCGTATCGGACAGTTGACCGGCTAGTTAATCCTTCAGTCCCTTATCCGGGCTTGAAGTTTAACTTGGGTATCTCCTATAAGCAAATGCTTAACATAGGTGCCCTTGTGGCCGGCGGTCAGATACTCAGACCTTTCTACTAGCTAAGCGGTCTTTTCTCGTGGCTTGAAGCCACTAAGCTTAGCGCCTTTATGGTGAGCTTCTAGGTTTACATTAATAAAGATGTAACCCTAGATTTGTTGATTGCTTCTGTGGCTTCGCTGCAGACGATTAACATTCCGGCATCCATGAAGTCTGCATTAGCATCCGCTAATGTAGAACCGTTTCATCTTCATGAAGGAAAGTGACTATGACAGTCGCTCTTACCTCTCCCATAACGGGAGGGGCCCAGACGGGCTTTACCGCGCCTACCTACACGCACGTGCCTGATGTGGCACCAGACGTGAACGGAAAGCAGGTTGCAGTCACAGCTCTGGGTGGTACGCAGGCCGGTGTCACGGTTCATTCCGTGTCGTCTCCTTTTACGGGAACGTTTGTCCGACCCAAGACCTTTAAGGCTTTGGGAAAGACAAATCCGGTAACGGGATTGCTCCCGTCTGTGCCAAAGAACCAGTTTGAGTGGATCTTCCGAAAGGGAGTTACCCCTCTGGCTGGTCAACCGTTCTCGATTGCAATGGGGAAAGTTACTCTCTCCATTCCAGCGGGATCGGATGTCGCTGATGCTCCGAACCTCAGGGCGCTTCTTAGCGTCATGATCGGTGCTCTCAACCAGGTTTCTGCCGGGTTGGGAGATACCGTTGTTTCGGGCATCGCTTAGCCTTAACGGCTAAGTTCGATGCGACTCAGATGAGGAAGTTTTATTACTTCATCTTCTGGTTAGCGGTATTCCTTTCTTCAATTACTCTGCTTCTTACGCTGTTTTATGCGTTTGAGATGAAGTGTTGGAGTTTTAGGGTCCGCTCTTTGGAGGTACACAGATGCGTAATTACGCTTTGCTCGACTCTACCCTGCAGGATGAACTAGGGAACCCAACTGGCATATTAACTTCTGATATGTCAATTGAGGCCGCTAATAGACTTTGGTTAGCTCAAAGCTTCTTCAAGAAATTTGAAGATTCTAAGAGCGATAACGCCGACAACCTGTGTCTCGAGTTATTCAGAACGAATAACGAAAGATGCAAGGGGTTTTCGTTAGAACCACGGTCTAGTTTTGAGGACACAGTCATTGGAGAGGTCAAAAGCCAATTCAATGATATGCTCTTTAGCGGTCCGGATCTTACATTTGACCTTCGCGAACTTTTTGCGGGGTTGAATGTTGGACCCGGTGCTAGCCTTGATGTTGCTTCTTATAACTTTTACACAAAGTTATTCGATTCAACATTGACTAGTACCTCAGATCATCTTTTCCGTCTTTACAGGCAGGCTCTGCGTGACTATCCGAGGTGGTTGTTTGGTGAAAATCACCGGTTTACACACCACGGAAGCCGCATCGTCGCAGGTAATCGTCTTTCTTTTGTTCCAAAGACAACGGAAATCTCGAGATCTATCTGTACCGAACCTAATCTGAATATGTTGTTTCAGAAAGGGATCGGGTTCTTCTTAGAGAACTTGCTGAGAAAGAGGTTTAGAATAAATCTCTCAACTCAGCCTGTCCTCAACCGAAGACTTGCGCTCCTGGGTTCGATGGATGGTACTTTTGGTACCATTGATCTATCCAGTGCGTCAGACAGTATGTCACTCTCGCTCCTAAAGGAGATTTTGCCTCCCTATTTTTATAGGTGGCTTTGTCTCTCCAGGTCCCCGTATGTTACTTATCCAAGTAATATACGAGAGGAGTTACATATGGTGTCGTCTATGGGGAATGCTTTTACTTTTCCTCTCCAGACGATGCTATTCTCGACTATCGTAGTCTCTTGCTACCGTGTCTTGGGCATAATACCCAAGCTCGGCCGATCGGGCCCTCAGAACTGGGCAGTTTTTGGCGATGATATAATCGTCCGTAAGGACGCTTATTCATTCGTCATTCGCTGCTTGGAACTTTTCGGCTTCGTCGTGAATGATGCCAAATCATTCAATACAGGAGACTTTCGAGAATCGTGCGGAGGCGATTTCTATAAAGGCCATGATATTCGTGGCCTATATATCAAGTCGCTTCGTACACGTGCCGACGTCTATTCAGCTATAAATCGCCTTGTCAGATGGTCATCACGGACGGGGATCCTTTTGCCCAAAACATTCTCGTTGCTGAAGAGGGGTATAGGTGGAAAAATCCTATACATTCCTCCAAGCGACGGTGATGCAGAGGGTTTGAAGGTTCCTTATCCTCCTGATAGCCTTAAAACTGACTTCAATACCTTTAGCGTGATCTATTACGCATTGGTTAAGAAGACACAGTCTTTTGGCGCACCTGACTCTGGTGACAGAGAGTTCTACTATCCCCGCCTTAAAGGTAAAAGGATTCAAATCCTTTTTAACCCTGACGGATTGGTAGTTTCTCTTGTAGCTGGGTTTATACGGAACGGACGTATCAATGTTCGAATTTCGGGCATTGAAAAGTTCAAAGTCCATTGTCGTCGCACCTCTTCTTGGGGTGGAGAGTCCTTCTCAAAGGATGTAACTCGTATCCTATTCAACCTGAATGCCCTTGACAAAGGGCAAACACTAGGGTCGGATGCCGTTACATTCCTTTCTTCGAACGTGGCCGACTCAAAAAGTCGAGGAGATGACTGGATAGTCATCTCCGACCTATACGAGAATATCGTATAGGAAAGAAGAGATTTTCAATCTCTTCTCCTGGACAATGCATTTGGCTC